CAAGATATGGTTGATAATTTCTATTAGGATTTATGTTTGTGTATTTATTATTAGCGTTAAAAGCCATTTGAGGTTGACCACCAGAAAATTGTATTAGTAAGTATTTGCCTATCTTATTTTTAGTAAGCCATTCTTTGACAGATTTACTATGATGCTCTGTATATAATTTAGGCAACATAGACTTATTATATTCAACACCATGATGTTCACAGTAGCTTTCAATAATATGTTGTTTACCAAATTGAAAATTAGATTTGTAAGGCTCACAGTAAAAGATATTATCAGATGCCATTATCCTTGCGTCTTGCAAAGGAAGTGTTTGCTCTAAAACTAATTTAACATCTGGATTACTTGCAAAGCAACCAATGTAAGGTGTGTATATTTGAACTTCTGATTTTTCTCTTAATTTAGGAATTAATGCAGTAAATGCAGCACACTTACCAACTCCACCTTCTACAACATATGTATTTAACATAAATTATTTTTAATTATTTTTTTTCAGTTCGTCTATTTCTGCTTTAAGTTCTTTGATTGCATTAACTAATACTGGAATTAAATGTGCGTTAGTTAGTTTTAAATTATCAGTATCTTCATTATTAATAATAATTGGATTATCACCTTCTAATTTTAATATCTCTTGTGCTTTAAATCCGTATTTTTTATTACCAGTAGGAGTTTCATTTTCTCTTGATTTTTTAAATCTATATTCAATAGGTGTTATTTGATTAATAAAATCTAAACCATGTGTAACATTTTTAATTTCTGTTTTATCTCTTAAATCTGATGTTACTGTCCAATCAATTTTTATATGAGCAGTAGCACTATCGTTATTACCAAGTACAATATTATTACTTCCAGTTGTAACATTTCTTACAGCATCTGTTCCAGCACGATAACCAATAGCCATGTTATTATCACCAGTTGTAATTGTTGCTGAAGAACACCAACCCATTGATGTATTACAATTACCAGATGTACTACAGAATGTTGATAATGCTCCAATAGCTGTATTGAAAGATGATGCAGTATTTTTAAATAAAGCACAAGTACCAACTGATACATTTGCTTCTCCAGTAGTATTTTTTTCAGATGCGATATGACCAAGTGCTGTATTTTCCATACCAGATGTATTAAATTGTAAAGCATTTCTACCAAATGCCACACTACATCTTGCTGTGTTACAACACATAGCTGAAAATCCAATTGCTACTGCATCCTCTACATTAACAGCACACTTCATAGCATTCGTTCCAATAGCAATATTTCTAGGTCCAATAGTACTATTAGTTAAAGCAGCGATACCAATAGCTATGTTATTATTACCATCACTTGTTGTAGCACTATATAAAGCGTTTTTACCGATTGCAATATTTGAATGACCAGTTGTTTGAGTACATAAAGCATTTTTTCCGATTGCTGTACTATCTTCACCTGTTGTGTTAGCACACATAGCAAAAGAACCAACTGCTGTATTAGAAGTACCACTTGTAAGTGCAGAGAAAACATTTGTACCTACTCCAGTATTATCAGTAGCAGAACTTAAAGTTCCTGTGCCATCATCACCTACTAATAAACTTCTTGTAAAATTTGTGCCACCTTCTTTAAAGGTTACACCACCACCAGCAGCTTCTTCCCAAGTCATTCCGCCAGTATTGCCAGACCTTGCAACAAGATTATATCCATTAACAGGTGAATTAGAAACTTTTAAATTTGCTTCATCAACTATATTGTCTGCAATAGTTAAAGCAGTTGCTCCAGTTACTTCGCCAGAGTGTGTTGCGTTTGTAGTTTTAGATGTGTTAGCAGTAATTGCTGAATTTACTGCGTTAGCTATTTTATCTGCTGTCGCTGCATCATCAGCTATTTTTGCAGTAGTTATAATTCCATCTTCTAAATCAGAAGATGATAAAGGTACAGCAGTTGGGGTTTTTCCAATATAACTCATAAATTAATCCTATGTTATTTCCATTATTGATAATGTTCCAGAAAGTTTATCTGCTACTGAACAATCTACTTTAATTGCATCTGTTGTTTCTAATACAACTTTAGAACCTGTTAAAATTTCTAGTGAACTTCCAATTGGTATAGATACATCTTTAACTAATAGTGATGTACCATTAGCAACATTGTTTGCACCATTTCTATTTGCTGTATCACTAACAAGTTCAACATCAACTGTAACAGCAGCATTATGTAAATTTGTAAGTATTAAACCAAGAACAACTGTAGTTGTACCAGATGCCGCAGTATACATAAGGTATGGTGTTCCTGCTGATGCGGGTTCTGCTGCAAATGTTATTGTTTTAAAAGTGTTTGCCATTTAATTTTTAATCTCCTGTTTTTCTTTTATACTATCCTAAAGCGATTGCAAGTGCTACTGGGTCTGTAGCATTTATTGTTAATGTTTCATTTCCACCGTTATTATTTTCTACAAAAGTAACAGCAGTTCCTGCTACTAATTTGCCATTTAAAAAACCAGCAACAGTATCATTAGCAGATACTTTTACAATTTCATCTGTATTATTAGCTATTGCTACCCAAGCACTTCCATTATAAAATTTTAATGCGTTAGCTGAAGTATTATAATTTAAATCTCCAGCATTAAGTGAATCTCCGGGGTCTCCAGATGTAACTCTATATCTTTCTGCAAAACTATTAATACCTACAAGGTTGTCAGCACAAGTGTCCATATTTGTAACATTTGCTGAAGTACCTAAATTACCCATTGCAGTTACGTTTGCTGAAGTTGCTAGTATTCCCATATCTTCAACAATTGCTGCAGTACCTAATATTCCCATATCAGTTATAACTGCAGAAACTCCTAGTAAACCCATTGCAGTTACATTTGCTGATGTACCAAGTAAAGCCATATCTGCAACTATTTCATTACTTCCAAGAATAGCCATATCTGCTACGATTGCATCAGTTGCAAGAATTGCCATATCAGCAACTATTGCGTCTGTTGCTAGTATTGCCATATCGGCTACAACATTAGTTGTACCTAAAATAGCCATGTCAGCAACTATTGCACTTGTTCCAAGTATACCTAAATCTTCTACTACTGTTGCAGTACCTAATACATTCATAGCAGTTACTGTTGCAGAAGAACCTAAAACATTCATATCATTAACTACATCTGCAGTTCCCAATACATTCATATCTGTTACAACATCATTTGTTGCAAGGATTGCCATATCAGCTACCACATCACTTGTACCTAAAATTGCCATGTCAGCTACAATATCGGTTGTACCTAAGATTGCCATGTCAGCAACAACTGCACTTGCAGATAAAACATTAATATTTGTTTGTTCAGAAGATGTTGGTTTAATTGCTTCCCAAGCATCTGCCGCTGTCCAATTAAAAATTTGAGAAGTTCCAGAATTAAAATATAATGCACCAGTTATTAAAGCATTACCATCATTGTCTGTAGATGGATTTGAAGATTTTGCACCTAAGTATCTGTCATCAAAACTATCAAAAGCAGCTTCTGCTGCATTTTTAGCGGTTACAGATAAATCTTTTGCAGCTACGGATTCGTTTTTAGCAGTTACAGATTCATTTTTAGCAGTTACAGATAAATCTTTTGCAGCTACAGATGCGTCTTTAGCTACTACTGCTGCGTCTTTAGCTACTACCGCTGCTGCTGCTGATGCTGCTGCACTTACTGCGTCTACAATTAAAACCCAAAAAGTTGTATTAGTTAAAGCTGTACCAATAGGTGATGTTTTAATACAAATATAAATATTATTTAGTTGAGCGGTTGTTGTTGATTTAACAATGTCTCTAACAGCATAAGCTGCTGTAGTTGTTGTAGCACTATTACCTTTAAAAGTTCCTAGTTCTTGCGTAACAGCAAGTTCACCAGTTGAATCAAATGCTAAAAGTTTGTTAGCACGATCAGTTGCACCTACTGTAAATTCAGAAGATGAAAAAGTATTAGTTTTTGAAAATTTAATTGATCTGTCAGCATCACCAGATACTTGTTGTATAACCATAGTGGCTCGGTCCAGACCCTCTTCGTGTGTCTCTGCAGGGAATGGATCATTAGCAATATAATCTATTGCTTGAGTTTGCAGGACATTTCTTGTAACTACAACAATTTCCCCACTTACAGGTATATTGCTATTATTAAAAACGATAGTTCCAGAATCAGCACCTACACCAGTAACTGCATAAGTAGATGTTGCTTTAACTGTTTCTGCACCTGTTGCTGATCTAATAATAACTTTTAAATCAGTTGCTTCTAAAATTTTATAATCGTATGGAAAACTAGTGGCTGTGCCATTACCATTTGTTGATTTGGATATACTTGTAGTTGATACTGTCATAACTAATTAAAACCTTTAAACGTTGTTGAGGGTTTTGTAAATAAAAAATGTTGATTATAATCTTTTTCCATTCTATTTTCAATTCTTTCTAATATACCCGGTTTTATAGTTTCCATTATTTGATATCCTATTAAGTAATCAAATGCACTCTTTATATAAAATAAATTGTAAAAAGGTATCATTGCTGTTACAGCATCATAAGCTGATTTACCAGCCTTTCCACCTTCAAGTCTAGTTCCATGTATAATAGCCATTAAAACATCTGCTGCTGTTACAGGTATTGGTCCAGCAAGTCCACCTATAATAGCCATCTTGTCTCTAACTTCTTTAAACAATACATCACCATATATACCTAATCCACCACCCTGTAATAAAGCAGCCATTAATGTTTTAAAATTAACATCTCCATCTTCACTTATTATTTCTCTTGGTGATCTTCCTTTTAATAAATCTTTTATAGTCATAGACATATATCCTAACATTGCAGAAGTTACCATTAAAGCTCCCATACCCTTTATACCCCTACCTATGTCTCCTTGTTTTCTATTTTTAAAATAATCCATTTCTCTACCTAAAACTTTTTTTACAATAGAAATAGGAAATGCTTTAAATTGACCAAAAAATCTTACAGCTTCTCCCCACATAGTTCCAGATAATGCACCTTGTGTCATAAAACCTTTTACTCTAGCATCTGGTTCAATTACTGCATAAAGAGTTCTATCTAATAATATTCCAGATACAGATGCTTTAAATTTTTCTTTTTCTATTCTTATTTGTCTATCTGTCATTTTTTCTAATCCTGTAATTTTTTTTACATCAGCATCAGATATTTGATCTAACAAACCAATATTAATAAATTCTTTACCATCATCTGCTTTTTCCATTGCAGTTTTTCTTATCACATCCCATTTAGTAGGATTAATATCGTACATAGTAAATAATTCTTGTAATTGATTATTTAATTTTCCAAATTCTAAATTTTTATTTCTAGCAAAATAATTTGCTAAACCTAACATTGCTCCTTCTTTTAAACTGTTAGTCCACCAAGAAAGTAAATTTAATTTAAAAAATGTTCTTTGAGCTTTTGTCCAACCTTTGTTTAAATTATCACCAACTTGATGTCTTGCAGACATATCATAAATAGTATTGTCATTTATAAATCCTAGCATTTCTGCTATTCCTTTTTTTTGTTTTGTATTTTTAATTTTTCCTAAACTAGATAGTGCTTCAAACATTCCACCTAAAAATGATCTACCTTGATACCTTACTTCTGAACCATAAATACCAACATCAGCCAATGCAGAAATTGTTGCACCACCTAGTCTTGCCATAGATGCTAAAGTTCTTGCTACTGCTGAATATCTTGCAACACCAAAATTTTCTACAGTATAAATAGAACCATCTATAACTTTCATATATTTATCTAATTTACGAAAGTTTTTAATATCACCAACATCTTTACCTTGTTTTTTTAATCTATCATGTACTGCAAATCTAATTTTATCTATATTTTCTTTAGGTTTTGTACCTAAAGCATCTATTATTCCAAGGTTTCTTCCTGCAGTTTGTAATCCAGAAAAAAAAGATTCTTTTAAATTACCAACACCAAATTTATCATTATAGTTAAACCAATCATCTGCTGTTTTAAAATGTAATACTCTTTTAAATTTAGAACCTTTTGCTACATCTTGTGATGATCTTGTTCCATAAGTATTTCCAACACCATCTGCAATTAAATATTTATTACCTACTAAAGAATTATAAACTTCTATCATAAATTCATCAACATTATCTGTGTTTGCAAAAGTTCTATCAGTATCTAATTTTTCCATTACAAAATTTTTCCATGCTAAAAAATTTTTATTATAATTTATATCTTTTTTAATTTTAAAGATGGATCAGTTTCAATATTTTTTACACCTAAAATAGCTGCAGCATTTCTAATGCTAGATGGATCGTGTGATTGTTTTACAATATATCCCCAAATTTTTGAAATATTAGCTCCTCTGTCATTTAGTTTTTGTCTAATCATTTCAGAATAGCTTTCCATAACTTCTGCTAATTTTATAATATCTTGATTGGTTTCTGTTACTCTAGGTTTTTGTCCAATTTTTTTTTCTGTTATAGTTTGTTCTTGACCAAGCTCAAACATAGTTCTTGTAACTCTTCTTTGTACTTCTGCTTCTGATATACCATCTAAACCTTTATCAAATAAATCATCTACACCTGCTGTTCTTAGTTTAGCATTAAATCCAGCAATTAATTGATTAACAGTTGCGTTTTGTTGTACAGCAGCGGATGATCTTGAAGCTACAACTCTATCATTAGAACCTACCATTATTGCAGTTAAGCCTTCTAATGGATTATCTGAAAATTCAGTTAAAACTATTTCTGTTAATCTTCTAATTTTAATTTCATTTTCTATAGCATTTCTTTTATTAAGTTTTTTTTGTAATTTAATTTGTTCTGATACTTCTTTAGAAATTTTATCAACACTAATTTCATCAATGTTACTTAATTTTTTTTCTGCTACAGATTGTTTAATTAAATTTATTATTTCTTCTTTTTTAGTTCCAGCAATAGAAGATTTTTTTAGTAATTTTTCTATTCTTATTAAACACTTGTCTGCCATAATTATCTACCATTCCTACAGTTAATAAAATCTGCAACTACTTCATCTAATTCTTTTTTCTTTGTGTTAATTTCATCTAATTCTTCTGTAGCTGTTTTTAATGATGAATCTTCAGCACCATCTTCAAATTTAAAGTTTGCATCTTTTTGATTATTTTTAATAGTTTCTAGTTGAGAGTTTAGTGTATCAATTTCAACATCAGTTTCTGCTTCATTTTTTCTAACAACATTTTGTTCTAAAGTATTTAATTCTACTTCATCTGATTTTAATCTTGGTTGATTATTTCTTTCTACTGTTGGTATACTATTTTCTGTAGTTCTTAAAACTGGATCAGCATTTACGATTGGACCTACATCTACAGGCTCATCTAACATTAAATCTCCTAAAGATTTTTCTAATAATAATTTTCTAGTTCTTGGGTCTGTTTTTTCTAATTTTAACATAAAGTCTGAAGTGTCTTTATAATATTCTCTAAATAAAACTTGTTCGTTAGTTAATTTTGGTTCTAATTCATCTGATTTTATTCCAGTTTCTTTTCTAACTTTATTTACATCTTCTCTAAATTTTTTATATTTAGAAAGTGTTTTAATATCTCTTAATTTACCTACACCAACATGAAGTCCACCACCAAGTATTGATCCAAAAGCAATGTTAAGTAAACTGTCTGCTGCACCATAATCTGCTTGTACTCTTTTAGCAGCACTATAAACTATTGGCTCAACTAATGCTGCACCGACAGCACCTTCTACTACACCTCTTGTTAGTCTAGCAGTTCTTAAACTTGTTTTTGCAGCCAAAGCAGCAAATCTCATTTGTCCAAATACAGGTATAAAAGAAGCTCCAATATTAATAGGGTCAAGCATACTTACAGCTAAACCAGTACCAAACTTTGCTGCACCTACATAAAAACCAGCAGAAAAAGGATTCCAAGAACCTGCCGGACCTCTTTGAATAATACTTTGTCTTTCTCTTTCAGCTTCTTTTTTTTCAACCATAATATCAACAACTGATTGAAACTCATCTTCTTTAAAATATAATCCTAATTCATTATATTCTTTATTTAATTCTTGCCTATCCATACGAACATCTCCACCTCTAATAGATTCTGTTACAGCTGCGTTTATAGACCTATGTGTTTTTGTAGCTGTTAAAGGATTGTACTCCCAGTTATCTTTAGCAATAGCACCTAAAGTTTGTCTTAAATTTTTAGAATATCTATCATAACCATTGTCTTGTGCTGTCTCATCTATTTTTAATGCAAATCCTAATTGAGCCATTATGCTGAGTTACTTTCATCTGGTATAAGGTTATTAAGGGTCATATTTATTTTTATATCAGTTCCCGGTAATATGTAACTGTCATCATTAAAATTAAACTCTAAAAAATCACCATTAGCATTTTTAACAGGAGCAAAATCTCCATTTGGTGGTAATATAATACCAAATATTAAACCTTCTCCATCAGAAGTATTTCTCCATTCCCCATTTTCTTTAATATTAATTTTAAAATCATTTTCAATATCTGTTGTAAGAGTTTCATCCTTCATTGATCCAAAAGCTACTGCACCCCATTGATCTAAATAATGATCTTTAATTATTTCTGTTTTTTCAATAACAGTATCAATATGACTATCTAATAATTTTTTACCATCCCATATTTTAGGAATATAATATGTTCCTTCTATTTGAAAATTATCTTTAATAATTGCTATTGCATTTTTTCTTGCAGTTACTTGATCTTTATTATTAGTAAACATTTCGTTTAATGTGTAGTAAGTTAATACTTCTGTAATATTATTCATTTGATCTACAGTATCAGCACTATTTGCTCCAGTATTTGTTGCAACTATATCTTCAAAAAGTCTTATAGCTTTACTTGTTCTTATATCTTTTTGTAGTTTTGTAAATTTAACACCATTTTGATCTCCCCATGTTTTTAATTCTGTTCTTTTTTCTTCAGAATCAAAAGATAAAAATGCTTCTGTTAATTCTGGATTTTGAAAATAAGATGAAAGAATAGCTGTTTCTGGCAAACCATCATTTAATAATTGTTGAAATGCTTTGTTGTTTAAATCTCCAAATTGCATTTCTAACCTTTGTAACATAGCTACTCTAGTATTTTCATCACCTTTTTTATATTGATTTACCCATGATTGTGATTGATCTGTAGTCATCACTTTCTGTTCATATTTAGGCACACCCAGTTCTGTTTGAGCAGTAATTAATAATGTAGCTAATTCAGATTCTAATATATTTTTTTGTGTTTCATCTTCTGTAGATTCTATTGTTTCTAAAGCAAATTTAATATCATCATTTGTTTCTGAAATAAAAGTAACAGGATCAATTGATAATAAATCTTGTCTGTTTTTTATAATATCATTATAATATTTTTCTTTTTTTCACCCACTATAAAATCAATAGCACCAGCAGAAACTTTAGCATCTATTTCAAGTTCATATTGTTCTACAGTTGTTTTTAAATCTTTAGAAGAAATTGAATTTAATATTTTTACTTTACCAATAGTGTCATCTATTGTTTCTAATTGAGATTCCATTTCAATTACTGTTTCTGCAGGTAAAACTTTTTTAGCAAAATCCATGTCAAATGGTATAGGTTCTTTACCTAGTGCTGCAGCAGCTACATAGTTTTTCCAATCATTATCAATTTGTGGTAATAAAACATTTTTTACATTTGATATTAGTGATTGTCTGTTTTTTAAAGTTAATCCTTCATATTTATTTTCATCTAATAAATTTATTAATGCTCCTCTAGGATCATTAGTTATATCATTAGTTGCTTCATAGGCTTTAATTTCACCGGGTATTCCTTTAACTAATGTTGTTAATTCAGCATTAGATATTCTTGTACTATAATTGTCTGTGTATAGTTTTTCCAAATCAGTTGTTAAAACTCCATAGTCAAAAGCACCATCTGCTAAAAAAGCAGTTGTTAATAATCTTTCTTTTTTTAAATTAACATTGTTATCTAGTTCAACTAAAATGTTTCTTGATATTGCATTATTAGTTCTAAACATTCCTTTTTGAACTTCAGATAAAGCATAATTATTAAATAAAGTTTTAACAGAATTGTTAGTAGCTTTTGCAGAATATTTTTCTATAAAAGCATTTGATTTTGTTTTTACAATACTTTGAGCTTGTTCTTTATTTGAAAGTATATTTGATTCTTCATAAACACCTTGCATTTCATTAATAAAATCATTTTCTAATCTAAGTGCTTCTGTTCTATTTTGTAAATCATTTTCTTTTATTTTATGATTAACAACCATATTTGTTACTGGTTCTAAAGCACCAGCAAGAGTATTATTTAAACCCATTTGAATATTAGATGTAGTACCCGCTAATTGTTCTATTGATCCTCTAGCTGTGAATGTAGGTATTTTTGGCATTATGTATTTTTCATCCCATATAATAATGAGCCTGTTCGTGCTATTGTTCCTATTTGAGCCATCTTAGCATCATTTCTTGCCATTGTACCTCTAATTCTTGCAAAGTTAGCTTCTTCTTGTTTATTATTTTGAGCAACTTTAGAGTTATATGTAATTAAATTTTCTTGTAATTGTGCTTCATAGGCATTGGATAATTCAATATTATAAGCACTACCACTTCCAAGTTCTACTCCAGATTTTGCAAGTGCAACTGTAGTTTCACCTTCAAGTTTTCTAAATTCTTTTTTAAATTGAGCTATGTCAAAGTCTGCTTTTTGAGCTATTTGATTTTTTTGACCTTCAAGAGTTAAAGCATTTCTTTCTTGAATTGATTGATTAAACTTACCAATAGCTCCTTGTTGTTGATATTGAATTGCTCCCATTACTGCTGTGAATGGCATTGCTGCTGCTGGTGTCATTAAAATATCCTCGCATACATATATTGGTCTGATCCGTCAAATCCCCAGTTTTTCATTAAGCCTTCTCTTTCTAATCCTAACCATTCGGCAAATCTTATACCTTCTTTAAAATCTTTTCTAATTCCACTTTGTACTCTTTTTATATTATGTTCCTTTGCAACTCTAGCAAAATCTTTTTTAATTGCTTTAGCAACTCCTAATGGATGATTCCACATTTCATCTGTAGCTATAACCCAACCTTCAGCAACTTGACCCCAAACCATTTTCATACCTGCTGCAAAAATAGGTTTATGATTTACGATACCTGTAAAAGCTAAATGATCTTGTTCTAAGTTTTGAGCATCACCCATAACTTTTATATATTCTGAATCAGCTTCTAAAATTTTATGATTCATTTGACAAGACAATATAAATTGTCCATGTTCTTTTGTATAAGGTGTTATATGCAATTTATTATCCATCATTTGTTATCAATCTTGGGTATAATGATAAAAGGGTTAAAGGCAAAGGTTGCGTTTGTCTTACCATCATAAAACCATCTGTATCATAGTTTCCTCTAAATTCTACTTGTTTATCTCCTGTGAATGGTGGAATACCTTGATCCATAAGATCAGCAGAAGTTCTAAATGGTATTCGTTCCATGTTGTTTAAATCTGGTCCTATTTCAACACCAACTGTTTCAAATAGTCTGGCAGTAACTTCGTATATTCTTTTAGTTTTACCTTGAGAAGTACCATCTTGTGAACCAGCATCTATTCTCATTGTTTTTAATATTGATGTATATTGTAAACCAACCTTAACATCTGTTGCAAATCTATCTAATGCTATTGTTCCATTGGCAGCTACAACTTTTGTAGGATGGGTTGCACCATCTGCTAATATGGAAACTGTTTGTCCAACTAAATGAGATAGACTACTTATACCATTAACAACTTGTTTTGTTATAGAGCCAGATATATGTGCTTTTGCTGTGCTAGAATCTGAACCTCTTGTACATCCTGTTAAATTAAGATTTGTTATTCCTGTATACGCAATAATCTCTCCACCTATTTTTATTTTACCAGCACTTACAAATCCTGCAACTGAAGAAACTGGAACAGTTGTAGCTGTAGTATTTATACCTGCAGTTAAAGTTGTTTTTGATTGAGTTAATCCTAATTGAGAATCTAAAAAATTAAATGTAGTATTGTCTGTTTGAGTAAAATCAAATGTATTTAAAAATTCTACATATCTTGTTGTTGCACCATTAATAGTTCTTTTTACAATTACAAATAATTCATACTCACTATTTTCAGTTGGAATTACTGCAACACTTTCAACTACTGCATTACCAGTTCCAAATGAACCACCCATAATATGTCTATGCCAAGCAACAACTTCTTGTTCTCTTTGATAAGTTAGTGCAATTAATTGACCATCACCTCTAACACACCATATAATTGCTAAAGGTTCTTCTTGATATGCCATTTCTACAATATTACCTTCAGTAATATGTTCAGCAAGTATAGTTAAATCTGGAGCAATATAACCATCTACATCAAAGTTATATGCTAGTTCTCTAATTTTTCTTTTAGCACGTTGCAAAAATAATGTTGCATTACCAACTGATATTGCATCTACATTTGCTGCACCATGATTAGATTGTTTTTTAATCATAATGTTAGTTGGTGTAACAGCATTATTATCTCCACCACCAGATACAACAAATTCACCACCTGCAGTACCTATAATTAAAGTTCTGGCTGATGACATAAATCTAATTGAGTTTACTTGATTTGATGCAATAGTATAAACCACAGCATCATCATCTGCTACAGTACCACCAATGTTTGCATCCATGTTTTCATAATCACCAGACTTAGAAAAATAAACTGTTTGCGGATTATTAATTGTACCAGCAAAAACTAATCTTTGTTCAAAGAAAGATACACAAGATGGAAAACCTGTTGTTGTAGAAAATGCTCCTAATGACCAATCAGTTGATGCGTTAGTATTTGCAAAGTTTGTTGATGTAGTTGCTGTTACAGTAGTTGCATTGGTAAAACCTGTAATAGCAGAATAGCCACCACCAATTCTAACTTGTCTACCAATATCTGTAGAAACAAAAACATTAGCTGAAGCAGTTATTGTTACTGATCCAGATGTACCACTTGCAGTTAAAGTTGTTGTACTTATATTTGTATCTAAGAATGGACCATTAGTAAAATTAACCACATCTAAACTCCATGATGTATGACCCGATCTTGATAATGTTCTAGTTTGATGTGATGGATGTGTAATATACATAACATCTGCAGATTGAGCAAATTTTAAATCAAATATTTGTGCAGTAGTATAAGGTGTACTAATTTCATAAGGACTACCACTAGATTGTATTTGACCTTGGTTTCTATAAAATCTCATATAATTATTACCAAGTTCTAATATATAAGTTTGTTCAGTATTAAATTCAAAAGGTATAATTCTTGTGTTGTTAGCTGGAGTTTTTACTGATGCAACAAACTGAGTTCCGGGTCTACGAGCTGCTGCTCCATGAGGATAGATAACCATATTTTCTACAGTTGAACAACCTGCTGAATATTTTGCTAAATCATTTCTACCATCAAGTCTAGGTGATAATTCACCTGCTGTAAAATTGGTAAGTTGTGCAGCTACTCTAGCCATTATTAATATCTTGAGTTAATGAAAGTATCAGCACCAACAACATCTGTCATTCCATTATCTGGATTAACATTATAGCCTTCTGTTGAATCTACAAATCTAGCATCTCTTAATTTATCTTGATATGATGCAATCATATTTTGTGAAGTAGTATTATTAGATGTAATTGCATAAGCAATATCTGCACCTAATGCTGAAGATAAAGTTTCTCTTAACAGTTCATCATATTGAGCAGGATCAGTAACTCTTGAAATATATAAAGTTTTCATAGTCTCGCTATTAGATAAAATGTTTCTTCCTTCTACTTTATGATTAGAATCATATTCTAATATTCTAAGTAACCTTAAACAATCACCGGGTAAACTATATTGAAATTTAAAACCCCATGCTGGAGTTGTAGTTGATTGTGGTAATTCTAATCTTACTTGTAAACAGTTCCAAGGGTGTGATCTAAATACTGCATCTCTTACTTCTGAGTATCTTGAGTTACAAAGTCTAGCGTTTTTTGAATCTTCGTTTAATGAAAGTATTGTTGTAGCTCCCAGTTGATTTAATGCTCCATTACATATTCCTACTACTGATGCCATATTACTTCCTTATTATATATTTACGTCTGATTTGTCTATTACTTTTTAACGCAAAAATTTCTTCTGTTGTCTTTTCTTGTTTAGTGTCAAAACCATAATGATTCTTACCATCATTTTGAAATCTGTCTACCAATACATACCTGTAAATGTAATTGTCTTTTTTAAGATGTAATACAGGTTTTAAATCTTTAATTTGTTTCATGCACTCTAGGGGGTTTCCACTCTCGCTTCCACCCCCTAAAATAAGTATTAATCTAAAACGTAAAACATAGATAATTGAATAGTACCAGTACAATTGCCACCAGCCATTGTAGCTGTAATTGTAACACCATCTTCATTAGCATCTGTAACTGAGTTTTCACCCAAAGCTATAGTGTTAGCAACGTCATGTCCAACAGCACCTGTTGAAGCAGTAGCTCCTAAGTACTCATCTACATCAGCTGCAACTGTAGCACCTGCTGCAGTAACGTATGCTGCGTGTCCAACTGATAAAGTTGTAGAACCACCTAAAGCATCATGTGCATTTCTCGATCTAACGATTCTTGCTCCAGTAGGTAGAACAAACATATTGATAGTACCTTGTTCTGCACTTGCTTCGTATTCAGCAAAAGCTACTCTTACTCTTCCTGTTAATTCGTTAGTAGCCAACTTTACAGAAGGTGTACTAACTGTTTTTGCGTATTGTATTGAATTAGCCATAATATTATTTCTCCTTTATTTTAGCTATTATTAGTTTGCAAGAACAGAAATAACTTTCGCTTCTTCCATTCTAGTTGCACCGATTGTTTGACAGTAGTACACTTGTGTAGCGTAAGACTTATCTGCTCTTTCGTCTATCTTAGCAGTTACGTCTTTACCAGTTGCAAGTAAGATACCATCTTCTGCAAAGGCTATACATTGTGTATTTCCAGCTGCATTATCAACAAGTCTATTAGATACATGAAATTTGAATCCCATAAACGTATCAATCTCACCTTGAACAAGTGCTTTAACAGTATTAAAATCACTATTTGTGATTGTAGTAGTGTTTAGCAAATCTTGAATTTCAATCGGAGACATAATAATATGTCTTTTAATTGAAGGATCAACATCACCAAGGTCTAGTTTAGCTTTTGCTAATGCTAGTTTAGCTATGTTCATAGTGTTAGCTCCACCAGTACCTACTGCAGTAATATTTCCTGCTGGTAGTGCTACTGCTGTTCCGCCAGATACGCCAGTATTAGACGAACCTAGTGCTGCTGCTATAATAACATCATCTGTAGCTCTTCCCATTGCGTATGCAGCGGCTTTTGCGTAAGATGAAGTTGGGTCTATTAACAATCTGATTTTATCTTGTTGATCGATTAGATCAGCAAACTCGTAATCAGCTAGTGATACTCTTCTTCTTGAGTGAGGTGTATCGATTTGTGGTGTGTCAGAATGTCTAGTAGTTTTTATAATAGCTGTTACTTTACCAATTTGGTCAAAGTAAGCATCTTTTCCAACTACAGATTCATTTCTAACGTGGTCTTTTAAAAGTGATCCCATTTGCTGAGATAACATTTGTATGTTTGCAGAATATTGTTCTACAAACGCTGTTGTTATTTGTGATGACATATTTGTCTCCTATTTATCATTATTGTTATTGTTATAAAAAACAGAATAGTTCTCCATCAATAATGATAGGCAATTCTTGGATTTAAAGTCTTTTAGACTACAGTTCTATTCTCTGTCATCAATAAGGTTCTTGCGAGTTATCTTATATTTAATTCCTTATAATATATTTTATTATATTACAAGGAATATAAATTATTAATCTTCTTTAGGTTGAGCCATTTCTCTTAATGTATAAACCTGTTGAACCATTTTTGCGTGATCCGGATGTTTATTATTCCAATAAGGTCCAGTAGTATCATTAGTAATAGCTGATATTTCTGATTCTAAATCTTTTATTGAATTAACACTTTCACTTTCAGTTGAAACTAATTTATCTTCTGAAAGCATACCAGCAATTTTTGCAAAGCCTTTTATTATTTCTGGATGATCACCAATCCTAGTACCATCTTGCATTTGTAAATCTAGTATTTCTGGATTCATATTTGCTTTTGCTAATGCACCAGCTTTTGCAACTTGATTATCAAACTCTTTACCCCACTCAGCTCTTAATTCTGTTTCAGCTTGAGCCTGTGCAGTTTCAGTATCAACAGTTGCTCTTTGCATATTGCTTTCCATATTATTTTTATAGAACTCTAATATACCTTGAGCTTGTGTATTGTTTAAACCAAGTTTATGAGATTGTTCGGCAAAAGATTTAATTGCATTTTCATCCATAGCTACTGCTTCTGATTCAATATTTAAAGCATACTTGTCTGCAGATTCTGGTCTACCCAATTTTGAGTACACTTCATTCCATTGATCTTCAGTTGAATTTTTATTAGGTACAGCAACTTTGTCTTGACCAATCATTCTTGTAGCATTGATATAACTTTTTGCTAAAGCATCTATCTCTGTAAACTTTTCAATGTTAGGGTCGCTTCTAAATTCTTCACTAATAGAACTTTTCCAATTTGCTACTGGTGTATCTCCACCACTAACTACATTTGGTTTTGCAACTGGTTCTACTGCTTCTGTTGTTTCTACAGGCACAGCTTCTTGTGTTATCTGTTCACTTGACATTATTTATCCTTTTGTTGTAGCATTGATTTAATAAATAGAATGACGCTACGTTGTCCCTCTAAGTATGCACTCTCGTGACTATCTCCTTTTACATTAGTAGTAGTATGATAATGGCATCTTTTTTCTATATCTGCCAAAACATTTTTACCTTCATCTGATGCAAAAATAAATTGATAATCTTTTCCAAGTTCTTTTAATTGTTTTTGTATTTCTCTTACTTGTTTTTCTTGTTCCTTGTTTTCCATATTACTCCACTAAGGCTTTTGCTTCTTCCGGTAATGCCTTTGCTAGTGGTGCGATTTGTCCCCCGGCTTGTGCAACCTGTTGCATCTGTGCCATTTGTTGTTGTTGTTCAGCTTGTGCTGCTTGTTGTTCTCTTTCAGCATTAACTTGAGATTGTAGTTTTAATAACTTCTGTGGCATACCCACAATATCCGCAACGTGTTTAACTAATGCGTCAAAGTTAATATAATCAAATACAGGTGCTACATTTGCTAGACCTCCTAGTATTTCTAATGCTCTAGTTATTGATGAAAGTTCTGTAGATTTTTGTGCTTTAGCTAATGGAGAAACATATTCTATTTCTACATCTTGACCGGATAAAAACTCTGGTGCTTCTGCAAATTCATTTTTTCTTAATAGAATACTAAAACATCTATCAATCAATGGTTTTAATAATTCAGATTGTAGTCTACCTAATACTGGTCCAAGTAATCTCATCTTCTCTTCGTTTCTTTGTACAACTTCTGTAGCTGTCATTTGTGGACCTTGTTGTAATTGTAATTGGTTTACATAGAATACTTCTCTAATAGCATTTCTTCTTTGTTCTTCCATGTTTAAACCTAATGGATTGTTTGCACCTATGTTTAGTGGTTCAATTCTATCTCTTGTACCACTTCTATAAAAATTTAATCCACCCGGTACAGTTCTTACAGGAAGTAAGAAGCCATCATCCGGAACTAATAGTGGTGGGTCAACTTGTTTCTGTGCAGCTTTGATTGTTGTCTTAGACATTTCATTTAGCATTTTAACATCTGGCAATGCTGTCATTGCAGGTGATCTACCATAAATTTCGTGTGATGCTTTTAAATATCTTGGAACTACATAAGGAAACTCTTTAAATCCAGACATAGATAATTCGTTACCACTACCCATTTCTAAATACACAGATTCAAATGGCATATTCTCTTTGTCTTTTAATTTAGGATTAAAATCTGATCTTGGGTAAACACAATGTAAAATATCTATATCTTGGTATGGGTCTTTTTCAGCTGTGACTTTTATGTTTTGTGAAACCTTGTTACCAAATTGTTGTACTAAAGCTCTAGCAGATAAAGTAAACTTTCTGTAGACAGTATCTATTCTACCTTTGTCATCTTCAGCTATAAATATTTCAGCAATATGTTTTGTAGAAAATTTTAATAAATCTTCATCATCTTCTTCTATGTACATTGCTGCAGTACCAAATGTAATTAGATCATGGTACAATTCAAAAATTTCTTGTTGGAAGTTTGATCTGTTAAATGCTGTGTACATATCTGCAGTTACACTTTCTAACCAAAGTTTAGCTTCATCATTTTGATCCATTTGTGCATCTTTAAATTTAAGGGTGAACCAAGGTGTTGATGGATTAGTCATCATGCCATGTAGTGATGCTGCTAATAATTCTAATGCTTGTAGTGGAGATGAATCAAAAATTAATTCATTTCTTTTATCTCCTCTTGATCTTTTTTTTGTAATGTTTGCTTTTCTTGGCATCATATAGTCAGCAACTTCTTGCCAATGATTTTCCCAGTTAGCTCTTTGAGAACTTAATCTGCCATATCTTGCTAATAGTTTTGTAGTCGTTTCTGTTTTTGCCATTACTTACCTTTTTTTTTAAGTGCAATTTTATGTGCTGCTGTAAAACTAATTCCTTTGTTCATAGATACCTTCATATCTTTCATATGTTTTGTAGAATGATGAACACTATGTTTTTTAAAGTTGTTTTTTGTCTATCTGTTAATGCCATTATACTATTCCTAATAAACTTTTTTTACCCAATGAATAATCGGGTGATGTTCTTGTAACACCTTTTGCTCCAGACATCATTGTCATTGATCTTCCTCTTTTTTAACTTTTAAAGCTGCTGCATCTGCGTTAGCTGTTTCTGATTGTGATACTTCTGCTTCTGTTGGTGCGGTAGTTTGAATTGTACTTCCACCAATATTTTTTTTAATTACAGCTGGTGTATTGTTATTACTATTATCATTACCACCACTTAAAGTATTTCCATAAGCATCTGTTCTTCCAGAAGTTCTATTATCAATATAACTTTTATATTGTTTTTCTTGATCTGCTGCACTCATAGTTAAAAAATTTGTTTTACTTTGACCTTTAAAATTTTTTGATCCTAAAACTTTATCAATATAAAAATCTCTTGTAACTTTAGAACCAGCTTGTAGTGGTTTTGTTAATATCATTGTAGTTGGAGTTTTAAATTTTGAATTTTTTATTTTTACCGCACCTCTATTTCTAAAAGAATCATCATTATCAGATTTATAAGAAGCAGTTTTTTTTCCAGCTTCGTTTATATTGCCTACACCAGCTTTATAAGCTGTAGTTCTATTTGGTCCAGCATCTGTTCTTCCACCACCACCACTACTACCTGCATTTCCTGCACCCATATTAATTCTTTCCTAGCAACGTGTTAGTTGCATCTTCATTATCTTCCTGTATGCCAAGAGGACCAGTTAGTATTGTTGATCTTCTACCTCTTCTTTTTCTTTCAACAGCATCTCTATCTTTTTTTATTTGAGCTTTTTCCTCATCTGATATTTCTGAAGATGGAGCTTCTATTACTGGAGCTGGTGGTGGCAATGGTGGCATTTTTGGTTTAAATATTGAACCCATAAAATTTTCTTTATTAAATAATTTGATAACTATTATCTGCTATACTTTGTGGAGCAGTTTGTCTAGTATTTATTTCTTGAAGTCCCACCGCTAGATACCTCATAGCATCCGCTGCGTGTGAACTCCAATCGTGTACAGGCTTTGTTTTAAACATTCTATCTTTATCTACATATCTCCTGTGGTAATGTCTTAACGCATCTATTAACTTTTTGCAATGGTCAGTATCTATGTAACATCTTGGTAACGTCATTGTGGTTGCGTGTATGCCATCCTCAAGGGGTATTTTTGGAACTACCTTAAACCTTAAACCTAATTGTGTGGCGACCTCTCTCCGGGTCTTACCATTGCCAAACTCTGTTACTTCAATGTCGTGTGGTGCAAAGTGATTTTTGTAAACGTAATCTTTGTTATCAATCATCTTAATGTAATAAGGTAATCCTTGACCTCTCTCTTCATGGTAATCAATTATGTTAATGACACTTGCGTTCTGTTGATAGAAGATAATAGCACTATGGTCTGAAACTCCTAAATCCCATGCTGTAGAAACTGGTAGTGCAGGATCGTATGGTACTCTGCATAACTGTTTGTTGTCATCCATCTTGCCAACCACATCTCCGTATACTGCTCCTTCAATATTGGCAATCCAATCACACTCAAATTCTTGATTGTATTTTTTTTCTCCCATTACTTCTTTTGCCTTGACCAACTCATCTTCATCTACAATCTTAGTATCACTTGCTTTTGCCTTGTAGTTAAACCAATCTTCTGCTCCATTAGCGTGTTGGTATAATTCATAGAAGTTGTTGTTCATTCCAGCAGGTGTACCAATAAAGACACAGTAGCCTTTACGATCTGATAGAGCCGGTCTAATAATCTCTGGAAACAACCTACTGTTGACATTAGCATATTCATCTATAACGCAGCCATCAAGATAGATACCTCTTAATCCATCTGGCGAATCTGAGCCAAGCAATGTTATTCTAGCACCATTAGGTAAATCAACTCTAAGTTCTGTTTCATTAAATTTTGTATTAGGTATCTTGTCAGTAAATTGTTTCATGTAGTCCCATGCGATACTCTTGGCTTGTTTGAATGTGGGTGCAAGATATGCAAACCTAGGATTCTTTTCTTTGCAAGTAAGAGCTGACTTAATAAGGTGGTTTATCATGCAGACGGTTTTGCCGAATCTCCTGTGGCAGACTAGCACACTCCATCTATGTTTATCAATCTGTTGGTGTAATAGCCTTTGATGCTTTCTTGGTGTGTAGGGAATCTTAATTTCCATATCTAGTGTATAGAGCTATTCCTATACTCATCATTTGGTATGTAATCAAAGTCTAGTTTGTCCATAGCGTGGATGCTAAATAACTCTGATGCTTTAGGATTTTTAAAACCATAGAACTTAATGATAACATTGTTAGTGCCTTCTTCAATAAAACAAACTGATTCTACATCTTCTAAGTCTAAGTGATCCATATACTACATTTAGTGTATTTGAAAAAATAGTAAAATAAAAAATTTGGATTAAGTGTGCATAAAAGGGGGTGGGTTGTTTTAGGAGAACTGTCTGTGTGTGTGTGAAAATGTTCGGTGTATATATAGAGAGAAATCTGCGTCAGAAATTTGGGGTATACCCTCTTATAATGATTCTAATTAGCAATACTTTTTAGGTAAATATATCTTTAATAGATTAGTGATACTTAAACATTATTAATAGTAATCCGATAACGTTTAATTATCGGAAACTATATAGTCCGATCTCTAACACGTAGAGAAAAAACAAGTGACGTTTATAAATGGATACGTGGGATCCTCTAGAGTCGACCTGCAGGCATGCAAGCTTGAGTATTCTATAGTCTCACCTAAATAGCTTGGCGTAATCATGGTCATAGCTGTTTCCTGTGTGAAATTGTTATCCGCTCACAATTCCACACAACATACGAGCCGGAAGCATAAAGTGTAAAGCCTGGGGTGCCTAATGAGTGAGCTAACTCACATTAATTGCGTTGCGCTCACTGCCCGCTTTCCAGTCGGGAAACCTGTCGTGCCAGCTGCATTAATGAATCGGCCAACGCGAACCCCTTGCGGCCGCCCGGGCCGTCGACCAATTCTCATG